TGGTGCAGTTGGCTTAACGCCAGTTCCTGCAACTTTGCCTTTAGTTGCTGCCCAGTTTTTACGTTCTGCTGGTGACATCTTTGCCCATGCTGCTTTATTAGCAGCAGACTTTTCTGCACGAGTTACGCCAGGCTTTTTAACGCCAGGCTTTGGCTTTGCAGCTGCTGGCTTTTTAGCAGCAGGTTTCTTGGCTGCAGGTTTAGTTGCAGCAGGTACTGTTGTTTTAGCAGGAGCAGATTTAGCTGCTGCTGCATCTTCTTTTGCATACATGCGATCAACTGCAGCTTTAGCCTCACGGCGATCACGAGCAATTCGCTCTTGTGCTGTTTCAGTTGGCTTGCTAAATACTTTATTACCACGATCATCGGTAATGTAACCTGCTTTGGCTTCTTTCTTTACTTCTGAAAGAACTGCCTTATCTTCTGCAGATACTTTTGCCATTGGATCACGGCGTACTGCTTTGGTCTTTCCACTTGTGAAAGCCCCTTTGGCATCGGCTACGGCAGCTTTACGCGCCTGCTTAAACTTTTTTGGAGCTTTTGGTTTCTTTGCTGCCATGACCTTATCCTTTACTTAAGCTTGTTTGTGTTGCCCTTTGTGCCTTTTGATAGAGTGCCTTGCTTTACTCCACCTGCACCGACTACTTTGCCCGCGTTCTTCTTACCCATGATTGCTGTTGAAGTTGGAGCCTTGCCTGCTTTTCCTTGCTTTCCAAACATTTGTTTCTCCTTAGTTATGCTGGTATCTGACGAGTTACTCTCGCTGCTAGATTTGGATTTCCTCCACCTGTTAGACCTGCAAGCAGTTCTTGCATTGCTGGTCTACCTTGAGGAAGTTGTGGTGCTTGTCCTCCACCCATTCCAGGTTCAGGGACTGCTGGTTGTTCTGGCATTCCTGGTTGTCCTGTTGGGGCTTCTGGTGCTGGTTCTGGCTTAAAAGCATTTGCTACTGCATCTTCAAGAGGGATACCCTTCTTGCGATCTGTAATAACGCTTGCCATTTTTTCTACAATCTTCATTGGGTCTTGACCTTGCATTACCATTTGTGGAATTGCTGCAGCCATTTGGGATACGGACGCTTTAAGGGAATCACGCATCTCTTCAATGTCAATTGCTCGCTCTTCTTCACCAGCATTAAGCGAGATAGGAAGGTTGCGACGCAACATTCCGCGAGAGATTAACTTATCTCCACGAGCTTGTAGACCCCATACCAATGCACGGTTAGGGTCTAAACCTGCCATAAGACCGTACTCAACGGTCACGCCATAGTTTCCATTAATATCGGAAGATGGCTTGTACTTTAACTTGTAAGGAACTCCGTTAGCAGTTGCAGATACTTCACGAGTAATCTCTGGGAAGTATGCTTCATCAGTTGCAAATGCAAATGAGATTGCTTGTCCAATTGCCTCACCAAGAATTGATTGGTAAATCTTAACTTGTGAATCATATCCTGCCATCAAAGCCTTTACGCCTTGACCAGTAACTACTGATCCTTCTGCTTGTCCTGCACGTGCTTGAGGGAAACGTGTTCCCAATTTCATTTCGTCCGCTAGGACATTGTTCTCCGCAAACGCGAACTGAGGTACATCCAGATTGATACGACGAATTTTCTCAGGAGAATTAGAACGAATGACTGAATCAGGACCAATGGATAAAGAAGTAACATCATTAGGAAGAGCAAGTGGAGCTTCAACAGACTTCTGAACAGCTTCCATAGTAAGGAGAGCAAGTCGCGCTTTCGCTGCGTAAACAGGTAGTACATCGTCAAACTGACCCCTGGTCTCGCCATCCAAAGAAGGACGTTGAGCAATTGCAATTGGGACGATACCCGCTTTGTTTGGTGTCGTTGCAAGTACTAACCCCCCACGATCTGGTAAAAATAGAACAGTCTTTTGTCTGTCTGTCCAACGTACGACCTGTAACAAACTGTTACCGTCGCCACGTGTATAAGTATTTGTTTGAAGAATTGCATCGGCATGCTCGGGGAAGTGAGCAGCCAAGTCTCCAGCTTTACGGTGATATAGACGAGCGTAGGTGTTTACAACACCGAAGCGATCCATATCGTAATAAGCACCCATTGAATTTTCCACATGGATGTGTGGTCGCTTGTCCTTAAAGTTTGGTTCAACTCGTAAAGGAACAAAGCCATAGGTTGCTAACTGATCTGCGCCACGCAGTAGTTCCGTTCCAAGCCGAGATGATGCAACATAATAGTTTGCAATCTTGGTACGCTTGTCAGCCTTGGAACGCTGGTTATCATCGAGAGATGAATCACCAGCAGCAGTAATGGTAGGTAGAACACCGACTTGTTCAGCAACATCTCTTGCGACAACGTCAATGAGGTTGGCAATAATAGGACGTGACCAAATGCCTTCTGGGAATAAACCACGGAAGACCTGATCGGCATTGCCAGCTCTAACAAGAGCAACCTCGCGCATGCGCTTATCGCGCTCGGAGTTACGAGCTTTTAATTGCTCGAATGCATTTACAAGTTCTTTCATTGATGTCACAATCTCACAGCTCGCTGTTGTGCAGCGAGGTCATCTAAGTTGATGATGTATCTTGATTCAATCTCACCACGAGGTGTATATTGATTGTTGATAAAGTTTGGTACGTTAGTCGAAGTTAACAAAGTTTCTCTGGCTACGATCTCACAGAACCATAATGCCATCACGGCATCCATCTTGAGCTTCTTGCCTTGTACTCCTGGTTGCCAGGTTACTAATTGTTCTATTAACTTTTTGACGTGTTCATTCTTCGAGCTGTCTGGTAATTCAATTAAGTTATCATCAGCATGCTTGAAGTTGTTCATGACTCCATCCCGCTTAGTGAGGGAGCCGAACAATGGAGCCAGAGAGGCAACGCCAAACTCTGGATCCTGTTTATTATTTCCTGTGTAGTGAGGTCTATAACTAATACCTCGGGTCGACAGGAAGTTACGAATCTCTTCGTCTTGTGTAAGGAAAAGCTGAAAAGCATTTGATTCCACAATGACCGTATGCGGTTTATACGCATCGGTCCATTCCCTAATAAGAGAACGAATTGCTGCAGGTGTAGGAGCTGTCATGATGTGAACATCTAAGACGTAGCGTTTATGTGACCTGCGGTCAACCGCATAGGCAATAGCAGCGGTATCACCAGACATTGCTGGGTCGATACCTATGACCCTGTAAAAGTTCTCAGGGTTGTTGGGATGTCCTGCTGCGCCTGCAACCAATGCACCCGATTTTCTCATTCCGTTGACTGCGCCTCTGACGCATGTCGGGTCGAAGATTGCATTCTCCGCAATATCGAGGTTCTGGTAAACCAGAGACCACTTAGATGGTCCTGCCTCATTACGGACCGCCGTTAGACGCGGTCCTGTCCATCGATCAAACAAACCATTCTCGTCGGGTACGTCAGTATCCGTAAGAGGTTGTTCGGTCTTTTCCCAAAGACATTTCCAGTCTTCAGGCTTGTCTGCATATTCTAAGACTGCAGGCATGGACAAATATGACCAAGGCAATGTGCCATCGGTGTAATGCTGTGGGTTGCGGAGTTCCTTATATAAGTCAACTGCTGATACTCGTGTGCCTACAACAAGAAGCTGCCCACCGCCTGGTGGTAGACGTGAAGCAACTTCTTGCCGAATCCACTCTTGTTGCTTAGCCCACTCTGAAGCATTACTCAGAGTGACTACGTCGTCAAGAACAATTAAGTCTGCACGGTTTCCGTAAACCTGCCCGCCCATACCGATAGCTTCGACTGAAGGGTCTTTAGCATCGTTATCGCGGATGTCGCCACCAAGATAGATCTTGGTTGCTGACCACTGGTCTGCAGTAGCTTTGTATCCATCTGCTGGACCAAAAGCTGCCTGAAGATCAGCGTACCTCGGATGCGTCAAGCGTTGCTTGATCGCATATAAAAACTTCTTTGCCTGCTCCTGGGTCTTGGAGATAACCATGACCGAGATGTTAGGATTCTTAACCAGACGGTAGGTGACGTAGTTAATTGTGATCGTCATTGTCTTGGCGTGGTTAGGGGGTACGTTTACAAGAAGGCGGGATAAGCCCGCCGACCCCTTTTCGTAGACCATGCTTTCATGTAACCAAGAAGGATCATTGCCTTCTAGCATGTCTACCACATTCATCATGTGAGTGGGTACTTTAGTACCAAGGTAATTCTCAGAGAACTCTGCAAACCCAGATAAACCAGACCGAGCGGAATCAGCGAGGTCTGCTGTTCTACCACGAGCATTATCTACATAAGCTGAGAAGCCCTCGGCTTCTCGGCGTTGGGTGTCATACCAAGAGCGAGATCGTCCGATGACCTTTAGGGCGTCGGCGATCGTCCTGCCTTGTCTTACCAGGTCAATGAGTTCTTTACGAGCTTCTTCTGGTGATAGATTTCTTTCCAATTGGACTCCAGTGTCTGTAGTGGTACAGAGGGGTCTGGGCAGAAGTATCCCCACTCTTGCATATATAACCATTAGGCTGGCATTAAGCCAGCCACAGAAGGCTCAATAAGTATTTCGCCTTATACTTATATAGGGGTCTAGAGCGTCGGCGTGTTTCAAGGGCTTTTGGTAATTATTTTTATTTATATATATAAGTGCTGGTCAGAGCTGGTTTTCTGGTAAATATTATTTTGTGGATA